CAAAAAATTAAGGAAGAGTGGACCAAGGATACACAAATCGATTTTCAATTTAAGAACAAACAATACTCCGAAGATCTAGCACGACTTGCGTTGGAGATTCCTTTCCAGCACAATAAATATCTGAATCATTACACAGATCTTTCTCAAATTAAAACTTCATTAGAGTTTGAACATCGTAAACTCTTAAGAGATAAGAGAGAATATTATGGCGGTGAAGCTGACGCTAAAACATACGCAGAAAAACCTTTTGGTACTCACATCAAAACATCAGAGAAGATGAAAGTCTATCTGGAGTCAGATGATGAACTTATTAACACAGAAGCAAAAGTCAAGTACATTGATCAGATGCTTTACTTTCTCGATCATGTTATGAAACAAATCTCTAACCGTGGGTTTCAGATCAAAAGTGCTATTGAATGGGAAAAATTTATTAATGGAAACTAATGTCACATCTAGTTGTCAAGAAAAAGAATGAGGTCTATCTACAGATCTCATCAGAGCCTCACGTCCATCGTGAGTTGGCAGACTACTTTTCTTTTGAATTGCCAGAGGCAAAGTTTCTAAAACGCCAACCAAGATTTAGATATTGGGATGGTATGATCCATCTGTATTCTCCTGGTACAGGTGAACTGTATCATGGTCTCTTACCTCACTTGAAAGAGTGGTGTAGAGAAAGAGAATATGGTATTAAATTTGAGAACAATGATTGGTACGGGGAAGTAGAGGTAAGTAACGATTTCGTTTCTCCACCTGCTGTTGCAGATTGGATGAAACATATCTGCAAGTACAAACCAAGAGACTACCAGTACATGACTGTGTATAAGGCTCTCAAAAATAACAGAGGTTTGTTCCTGTCTCCAACAGGATCTGGCAAATCCCTTATGATTTATTCCATCGTTCGTTACTACGCAGCGGCTGATAAGAAGATTCTACTGATCGTGCCTACGACTTCTTTGGTAGAACAAATGATAAAGGATTTTAAAGACTATGGATGGAATGCAGATGAGTTCTGTCACACCATATATTCAGGCAAAGATAAGAATACTGACAAACCAGTTGTCATCTCAACATGGCAGTCAATCTACAAGTTTCCGAAAAGATACTTTGATGACATTGATTGTGTTATCGGAGATGAAGCACACTTATTTAAGGCAAAGTCCCTCACAGGTATCCTCACCAAACTCCACAACGCAAAGTATCGTTTTGGGTTCACGGGTACACTTGACGGTAGCAAAACTCATAAGTGGGTTTTGGAAGGATTGTTTGGTGCATGTGAACAGGTTACAAAGACAGATACTCTCATTAAGAAAGGGTTCCTTTCCAGCTTGCGAATTAAAATCCTAGTCTGTAAGCATGACTACAAATACTTCGCTGACTTTCATGAGGAGATGGAGTACATTGTAACACATGAAAAGCGAAACAACTTGATTAAAAATATTGTTAACGACATAGAAGGTAACACATTAGTTTTGTTTAACTATGTGGAAAAACATGGTGAACCTTTGTATGAGTTAATAAATAATTACATCAGTAACGACAGATCTGTATTCTTCGTTCATGGTGGTACTGATACCGAAGATAGAGAACAAGTAAGAGCAATCACAGAATGCGAATCCAACGCTGTCATTATCGCATCTTACGGTACGTTTTCCACAGGCATCAACATTAAAAAATTACATAACATCGTATTTGCTTCTCCCTCCAAATCCAGAGTTAGAAACCTACAATCTATTGGTAGAGTTCTACGTAAAGGAGATGGAAAAGATATTGCTACCTTGTATGATATCGCTGATGATATCTCTGGGCGTAACTATAACTATACTTTAAAACATCTTATTGAAAGGATTGCAATATATCAAGAAGAGAACTTTAAGTACGAAACTATAAACATAGACTTAAGGTAAAGAATGGAAGAAGAATTTTATGCAACGTTAAAGCTAACATCAAATGAGGAACTACTTGCTAAAGTATGTTACTTGACTGAAGAAGAATGTTTACTTGTGGAAAAACCCTTGCTGGTTATTCGTGCCACTCAAAAGAAAAGTGGTAGGCTTGTGGAAGGATTCTCATTAAGTGACTGGGTGATGTCTTCTTATGAAGAACTATACGTTCTAAAAATGGAACAAGTAGTAACCATTACTGAAATGGATAAGAAGATAAAAGGATTCTATACCAGTCACTTATCTAGAGAAGATGATGATGTACCTACAGATAAGATGTCAAAAGAAATGGGGTATCTAGGATCAGTAACAGATCAAAAAAGTAAATTAGAAGATCTATTTAATAGAAGCTAGTATGTCTCTGTAACCCTTAACAGAGTTATTCTATAGGTGTTAGGTGTATTTGTCAAGCCCCTGTGGAAAACTATTGACTTGACACCAAAACAAATTTGTAGTATACTAGTAAAAGCAAACAGAAAATTATGGTAAGAAAGCCAAAAACCGAATACTATGTAAATAACAAAGAGTTTTTGGAAGCCCTTGTTGCCTATAAGTTTCGTGTTAATAGAGCAAAGGATGCTGGAGACAGTAGACCTATCGTCCCCAATTATGTTGGTGAGTGTTTCCTTAAGATCGCTACACACCTATCATACAAACCAAACTTTGTCAACTACATGTTTCGTGAGGACATGATCTGTGACGGCATTGAGAATTGCCTACAGTATATTGACAACTTCAATCCAGAGAAGTCTTCTAACCCGTTTGCTTACTTCACTCAAATTATCTATTATGCTTTCCTTCGTAGGATTCAAAAAGAGAAGCGTCAACTAGAGATCAAGAGTAAGATCCTAGAGAAGTCTGGTCACCAGGAGATCATGCACACTGATACGTATGATGGTGACATGGCAGGGATGAATGCTTCCTACTCTGACATGGGTAGTATTAAAGAAAACATTGAGACGAGAATGAACCGATGACAGTAGCACTTATTACAGATCAACATTTGGATGGTCGTAAAGGTTCTCTGGTATTCTGGAATTATTTCCTTAAGTTTTATGATGATGTGTTCTTCCCTACGCTAGAGAAGAAAGGTATTACAGAGATCATTGACCTAGGTGATACGTTTGATAACCGTAAAACCATTGACTTCAATGTCTGGAATCGAATTCGTACTCACTACTTCGATAGACTGAATGAGATGGGCATCACAGTCCATACCATTCTGGGTAATCACTGTGTCTACTACAAGAATACAAACGCTATCAACTCTCCTGATCTGTTGCTAGGTGACTATGATAATATTCGTGTCTACGATGAGACTTGTACTGTTACTATTGAGGGTACGAAAATTTGTTTTGTCCCTTGGATCAATAGGGAGAACGAAGAAGCGACAATGGAGCATCTCAAAAATACAGATGCAGAAATAGTCATGGGACATCTTGAGCTTGATGGGTTTGAAATGACTCCAGGCATGAAGATGGAGCATGGCATGGATCCCAAGATCTATAAGAATTTTAAGCAGGTCTATTCGGGACATTTCCATCACAAGTCAAGCAAGGGTAACATCACATACCTTGGCAATCCTTACCAGATGTTCTGGAATGACTACGCTGACACTAGAGGGTTTCATCTTTACGAACCAGCATCTAATAAACTGCGTATGGTAAAAAATCCTTATGACATCTTTAAAAAGATCTACTATAACGATGTAGATAAGGACATGGTTCTAGACTACACCCAGTTTAAGGATACTTTTATTAAAGTCATTGTTGAAGAGAGGCGTGACTATTACAAATTTGAAAAAATGATTGACCAGTTGTATAACTCTGGCGCTCATGATATCAAAATTGTAGAGACTTTAGTTGATGAAGATACTGTAGAAGAACCTAATCTAGAAGTCAAAGATACACTGACATTACTTAACGAGTATATCGATGAGGTAGAAATGTCCGTAGAGAAATCTGACCTTAAGAAACTTATGAGATCGCTATATATTGAGAGCTGTGAAATGGTTTGATGTCTTTCATCTTAACTCTCAAAGACTTGCCAGAAGGAGTTTTCTCTGTTGTCGATAAAGACACAGGAGATCATGTCATTCCTATCTTTGATGATAGAGACGACTGTGAAAGATATGCTGAACAACTATCTGATTCAGCATCTCAACTGGAATTGCAGATGATTCAAATTGAAAAACAACTAATTGTTTTCGCTTGCGAGCAGCGAGAGCAGAGATATGCTATAATCACTATAGACGACTTCATCATACCACCTGACGACTTAACATGATTACGTTTGAAAAAGTTCGCTGGAAGAATTTTCTTTCTACTGGCAACACATATACTGAAGTTGATCTGACCGCTAGTAAGACTAACCTTATTATTGGTACTAACGGAGCTGGTAAGAGTACCATCTTGGATGCTCTTACCTTTTCTTTGTTTGGCAAACCTTTTCGTAAGGTCAACAAACCAATGCTGGTCAACAGTGTTAACGAAAAAGATTGTCTAGTTGAGATTGAATTTACTACAGGACCAAATAAATTTCTTGTTAAACGTGGCATCAAGCCAGGTGTGTTTGAGATCTGGCAAAACGGATCTATGCTAGATCAATCCAGTAATGTCTCTGACTATCAGAAACATCTGGAGCAAACGATTCTGAAGATGAACTATAAGTCCTTCACACAAATTGTTGTGCTAGGTTCGTCCACGTTCGTTCCGTTTATGAGATTACCTCTAGCACAACGTAGAGAAATTATTGAAGACATCTTGGACATTCAGATCTTTTCTGTGATGAACACAGCACTGAAAGATAAGATGAAAACTTCTAACGAAGAGATGCGTGATGTTGACTACAGTGTTGACATGGCGGAGCAAAAGATTTCTATGCAACGTCAGATGATTGAACAATTATCTACTCGTGACGAAGCAAATATCAAAGAGAAACAATCACGTATTGAAGAGTTGTTGGTGGAAGAAGAAACCTGTCAACGATCTGTATCTACACTATGTGAAGAATCTGAAAGACTTTGTGAAGATATGAAAAGTCTTTCAGCAGCAAATAAAAAATTGATAACTTTAAATAACTTGAAAGGAAAACTAACAAACAAGTTTTCTAGTTATAAGAAACAGCACGAATTTTTTGCAAAGAATGATACATGTCCTACGTGTAGTCAGTCAATCACACATGAGTTGAAAGAACAAAAGACTGGTGAGATTACCTCAAAGTATAAAGAACTTGTCTCGGCAATCGAAGAGATTCATTCTAACATTGAAGACGAGCAGGCAAGAGACCAGCAGTACACTGTAAAAAATCAAGAAATGAATGGCATTCAACAGCAGATTGCTGGGTATAATGCTACTGTTAATCGTATCCATAAGAACGTCAAGCAACTCTTTTTGGATGTAGAAACATTACAAAATTCCAAGGATGATAAGTCTGAAGAGTATGAGAAGTTAAAATATCTAGAGAAGGAACATGATGATCTGAAAAAACAGATTGCTGTTGTCAAGAAAGAACGAAACACTTTACTTGCAGCTGGACAACTACTTAAAGATAATGGTATCAAAACCAGAATCATTAAAAGGTATCTACCAGTGATGAATAAACTCATCAATCAGTATCTGCAGAACATGGACTTCTATATTAACTTCGCACTAAATGATAGTTTTGAAGAAACCATCAAGTCAAGGTTCAGGGATATCTTTTCCTACGAGTCTTTCTCGGAAGGAGAGAAAGCTCGTATTGATATCGCTTTGCTGCTTACTTTCT